TGCGTGGGCTGCTGCGTGGGATGATGCTGCGTGGGCTGCGGGGGGTGCTGCGAGGGATGCTGCGAGGGCTGCTGCGTGGGATGCTGCGGCGGCTGCTGCGGCGAATGCTGCGGGGGCTGCGGGGGGTGCTGCGTGGGATGCTCAAAAGGAAATGTTCATTAAAATGTGTAAAGGAGAAGCACCATGGCAAATACAAGGAGAAAAGAAGGGGAAATGAAATACAGTATTATCATACCCACATATAATCATTGCGAAACATATCTGAAGCCCTGTGTGGATTCCATTATAAAGTACACGGATATGACCGATGTTGAGTTGGTCATATCCGCTAATGGCTGCACTGATAATACACACGCTTATTTAGTGTATTTATCCACGGTGATTCCTAATCTAATAATCGTATGGGATGGTGAACCTTTAGGCTACGCCAAAGCTACCAATAGGGGCATTAACCGCGCTGCTGCTGATAAAATAGTGTTGCTCAACAACGATACAGTTTTGTTAGCACAGCCTAAGAATCAATGGCTGGAAATACTGAATAAGCCCTTTGAGTCAAACTCTAAGTGCGGAATATCCTGCATCATCAAAGGACATTCTGAACCCGCAGGGCGCGACTTCGCTGTTTTCTTTTGTGTCATGGTGCATCGCAAGGTGTTTGAAGCCATAGGCTTGCTGAATGAAGAATATGGCGTAGGCGGCGGAGAGGATACAGAGTTTTGTATTGAAACTGAAAAAGCCGGGTTTGAAGTATGCGAAGTGTTTGATAAAACGTGGAACGGTGAACTCTATACAGGCGGTTTCCCCATCTATCATAAAGGCGAGGGTACAGTGCATGACACAACCCTCGTTAAAAATTGGCCTGATATTTTCTTGCGGAACTCTTTGAAGTTAGCCAAAAAGTATAATTTTGACTGGTATCACTGGCGGCTATCAAACTACTGGGAACGCGCGGTATTCCTGAAAGGTGATACTGTATTCCCGCGTGAAACCACACGCTATCAATGGGCAGCACAAAATGCCATAGGCAAAAAAATACTGGAAATTGGATGCTCTAATGGTTACGGCGTACAGTTTTTTCCAAAATATATTGAATATACCGGAGTAGATTATGACCCTATTATTATTGATGTAGCCAAAGAACAGGATTGGGGCTATGACACTACATTCATAAACGCAGATATAAACAATTTTCCTTTATTGCAATACGATACTATTGTTGCTTTTGAGGTTATTGAGCATCTGGACAAGGGGCTGGACTTACTTGAAAAGCTGAAACAGCATTGCCAGTGCTTGCTATTTACCGTTCCGATGAATGAGCCGGTGGGGTTTTGGGGGCCGCATCATAAGTTGCATGGCTTGAACGAATCACATTTTCCCGGATTTGAATTTAATTATATCAACGAAGCAGGCGAAATAACTGAAACCGCCGCGCCTGTTGATGATGTCAACCATCTTAATTTGCTGATAGGAAAATGGACAAAATCCTCTGCTCTGTAGCCACACGCGGGCGCTATTTCACAACGCTACCCTTGGTGCTGAACGCCATCATCAATCAGACCCGCTTGCCGGACAAACTGATTATATTCGATGACAATGATGAGCCAAAGGATATGCGTAATGAAATGCTTTATCAGTATTTCTTTCAAATGCTGGATATTAAAGGCATCAAATGGGAATGGCTGTTCGCGGAAAAGAAAGGCCAGCACCACATACACCAAATGGCTAACAGCATGGATTTTGAATGGGTATGGCGTGTGGATGATGATGCAATACCTGAACCTAATGTACTGGAATCACTGGCTCTATTTATAGCGCCTAATGTGGGCGCTATAGGCGGCGCGATTTTAACCCCGCCGTTATTGCCTACGAATACATCAACCGGGCATATAGCTAATATAGATAGCGAAAACAATATCCAATGGAACTTCATAAGCACCGTTAAAGAAGTAGAGCATTTGCACTGTTCGTTCTTATACCGGGCGGGGGTGCATGACTATAACTTGGGGTTATCCCGCAAAGCATTTAGGGAAGAAACATTATTTACTTATGGGCTATTTTTGAAAGGCTATAAGCTTTTTGTTGCGCCCAATGCTAATACTTGGCATTTCAGGAATCCTGAAGGTGGTATACGTTCTGAAATCAAAGAAGAAATGTTTTGGCATGATGAACAGATATTCCGAAATACCCTTAATTTAAGTGATCGGACTATAGTAGTCCTGAACAGCGGGTTGGGCGACCATATTGTTTTCAGCAAAATATTGCCTGAAATCAAAAATCCCGAGCTTTTTACCTGTTACCCGGAAGTAGTACCGGGGCGCTCCATAGCTGAAGCACAACGCCTGTTCGGAGATATAGAGCCGTGGAATATATATAAGAAGATGGACTCGTGGAAATGGAAAGATAGTTTGGAAAGCGCCTACCGGAAACTATATCTATGATAATTATTTCGCCGTATTCCAAGGCTTTGCGTAATGGGAAGCAAAACCCTAAAAACTATCCCTATTGGCGAGAACTGATAGCCCAAATCAAGGAACCGATCATACAGATAGGTATTGAAGGCGAAGAACAATTAACGCCTGATTTTCGCAAAAACTTGCCAATAGCCGATCTTAAAGCCCTGCTCAGGGAGTGCCGCACTTGGATAAGCTGTGACAGCTTCTTCCAGCATCTTGCATGGAGTGAGGGAAAACCGGGTATATCTTTGTGGTCGGTATCTGACCCGCTTATTTTTGGGCATCCGCAGAATATAAATCTACTAAAAAGCCGGAAATATCTGAGGGAAAACCAATTTTTATGGTGGGAACTTGTAGAATATAATGCTGATGCTTTTGTACCTCCTGAAGTTGTACTAAAAAATGTCTGAAATTTGGGCTATTCTTATATTTTTCATTGTGCTATATTGCATCAAAATAGCCCTTAGCTAACCAAAAGGACTGAAAATGACCCCAAACACTATCACCATCAATGCGGATTTGATGCTGTCTATTTTTCAATATCTTGAAAATAGGCCCGCCAAAGAGGTATTTCAGATATTGACCCTTCTGGGCCAGACTTGCGGCCCCCAATTCCAAGCCATTCAGGATGCCGCGCCTCCGGTTGATGCGGCTATTATCCCGGCCCCGGCTGCTGATAACCTTATGGTGTATTAAGTTGAGTCCCGATTGGCAAGTTGTATTAGATATAAGCTTATCGGCTGTTTTAGCTACTGTAGGCTGGTTTGCCCGTCAAATATGGGAAGCAGTACAGAACCTAAAAAAAGATGTGACTGCAATCGAAGTTAATTTGCCAACACATTATGTGCTAAGAATAGACCTAGAAGCGCGATTCAATAAGATTGATGGTGCGCTTGAAAAAATATACGATAAATTATATAACAAGGCGGATAAAGTATGAGTTGGCTATGGGAACTTTGGTGGGGTAAACCTTCTGTTTCAGCCCCTAAACGTAGCGAAGTCAAGAGCGGAATAGCCCCCATTTCGCGTAAACCTGTCAAATCGACTCCCAAGCCATCCAAACCTCTCAAGACTACCAAGCCTGTCAAAGCGCCTGTTAAGGCCGCCAAAGCCCCCACAAAACGCCCGAAATGATAAATTCAAGAGTCATTACCGATTTATTGCCTGTAGTGCAACCAATGGTACAAGCGTTTATTAATGCTTGTGCAGCCGCAGACATAGATCTTATCATTACTTCAAGTTATCGTGATGCTGAATCGCAAGACGCTCTCTATGCCCAAGGCCGTACTACTCCGGGTTATGTAGTTACCAATGCCAAAGGCGGGCAATCTTATCATCAGTATCGCTGTGCGGTTGATGTCTGCCCTATAGTTAATGGCAAATGCGTATGGGACACTACCCAACCCATATGGGCGAAAGTATCCACAATCGGTAAAGCACAAGGATTAGAATGGGCTGGTGATTGGGTATCGTTTAAGGAAATGGCTCATTTCCAGTATACTGGTAGGTTATCTATTGCTGATCTTCAATCAGGAGGAACCATTGTATGATAGACCAATTTCGGGCTTTTTTTATTTTGTTCCAGCAAGGCAAGGAATTATCCAGCAAAGATGTATGGCGCAATCGGGCACACTTAATCAACAGCCTTACAGTTTTACTGACCGCAGGATTGGTGGTAGCAAAAGGCTTCGGATACAATTTCAATGTTGACTCTGATACGATTAACGGTACTGCTGTGGGTATTGCTTCTTTTGTCAGCCTGTTCAACAGTATCGTTCACGCGATACCGTCCGTGGGCATCACTAGCAATACCGGAGGGGATGGATCAGGCAGCAACTAACGAAATTGAAGCAGCTATAATCGCTGAAAATGGGGGATGGCCCCCATTTGTAGCTGGATTTAAGTGCAATACTAATCTAGGAGAATAAAATGACAAGTTTTTTCTCAACTGTAGAAGCAGATATTGCCGCAGTAGAATCATGGATTACAAACTCATCTTCATTAGGCGCTGAACTGGTAACTGTAGTTAACGGTGCATGGTCAGCTTTTGAAGCGGCTGCTGAAAGCAATGCAGGGACTATATTCAAGACT